TTGGATTTACACTTCAAGGATTGGCTTCTCAAACCGCTGATTTGCAAGAGTGGAAAAACTCTGTCGGAACTGTTATCGCCTCTGTTGATGCTAACGGAAACCATAACTTCCCTAATATGGGGTTTGCGGGCAAAAACGCCATCATTAACGGCGGTATGGACATTTGGCAACGCGGTACTTCTATCGCCATTGCGGCTTCTACCTCAACGACTTATACCGCCGACAGATGGTGCACAACCACGGGTGCTAGTGAGGCAACAACCGTTTCTCGCCAAGCAACTGGCGACACAACTAATTTGCCCAACATACAATACGGCTTGCGTTATCAAAGAAACTCAGGACAGACGGGAACCACCGCTTACACGCTAATTTCTGCATTAGAAACAACCAACTCAATTCCTTATGTAGGAAAGACTGTCACTCTTTCTTTTTACGCTCGCGCAGGTGCTAACTTCTCAGCAACATCTAACCTGCTCGGCGCAACGGTAATTTCAAGCACGGGTACAGACCAAAATCCATTTTCTGCGTGGGCTGGTTTAGCAACACCCGTTAGCGGAAGCGCAACGCTAACGACAACTTGGCAACGCTTTTCTTATACGGGAACTATTGCTTCAACCGCTACTCAGTTGGCGGTTGCATTTCAATACACCCCAGTCGGCACCGCAGGAGCCAACGATTACTACGATATAACGGGCGTGCAACTAGAACTTGGCTCTACCGCTACCACCTTCTCTCGCGCTGGTGGAAGTATCGGGGGAGAGCTGGCGTTGTGTCAGAGGTATTACTGGCGAAATACAGAATCAAGCGGAACAAACGGGGCAGTCGCAAGTATCGGCTTTGCCTATTCCACCACTGCAACACTGCACTACATACAATTCCCTGTACCTATGAGAGTAACTCCAACTTCTTGGGATTTTAGCAATTTAGAGTTTAGAAATACGACTCTAAGCACTTTTGCGGTTTCTGCTATTGCTATGACTGACGGCGGAGTAAACGGCGGAAGACTAATAACCACTGTTGCCACTACCACTTCTGGAACAGTAGGGATTCTTGAAACTTCTGCAACAAATGGGTATCTCGGAGCGAGTGCGGAGTTATAAAAAATGACAACAATATTTCAAGCCTTTCTTAATTTAGACGGCACTTATTCAATCGCCACCATTATTGACAACGGCGATGGTTCTTTTACTTCAATGTCTAAAGACACCTATTTTGCCCAACTCAATAGCGAGCCAACCCAAGCCGATTTAGATGCTATCGCTCAAGCCCAAGCAGATGCCCAAGCCAAAGCAGAGGCAGAGGCTACGGCTCAGGCTAATTTCACGGCGCAGTTGGCGGCTACTAATGCGAAGTTAGAGGCATTGGGGCTGACGGCTCAGGATATTGGAACGCTATTAAACGCGGCTAAAGCGTAATACATAACCGAAAGGCGCAACTTGTTAAATTGCTTATGTTAAAAGTTTTTTACCTCAGGATTAGGCATTAAGAACCCTATACTGAGAACTGATACAAAAGAAAGGGTGGGTTCTGTCCAATATGGCAATTAACTTCCCGCTTAGCCCAACAGTAAATCAGACCTATACCTATGGAAACCGAAGTTGGACTTGGACTGGCTATGGTTGGCAGGCTACCTCCACAACTACGGGTCCTCAAGGTCTACAAGGAATCCAGGGTATCTCTGGAATTACTGAAATCCAGATTCTTGACGACCTGTACAACCAGTTTAATGACGCAGAAGCAGTCTTTACTCCAACTTACCAAGGGTCTCCAGTATCTATCACCAACCCCTTTACTCTTGACGTTTACCTAAACGGCTTGAACCAAAAGGTTAATAACTCAACTGTTACCTGGGATTCCCCAGTTGTACTTCCTAGCCAAGTTAGGGTCAATGACGACGGTAACATAACATTTTCTTCACCCGTACCAAGTGGTACCATATTCGCAGGCAAAGTCCTAGTTGGAAGTTCCACTACGGCTTTAACAACTACCTATCCATTTGCAGCGATGGATTTACTGATGGGAGCGTTTTAATAAATGGCAAGAAAAGTACTTTTAGACGGAGGTTATTACCTTTCCGCCGCTACTAAGCAGGTAGTTATCCAGCGTGTCCTTCCATGGGAACGCATTATTCTTATCACTAACGTCACCAAGAATAAGGTTATCTATAACTTCTCAGACCCCGCGCTTAGAGCCACAGCCGTAGCAGACAATCCTGAAGGTTTCTTGACCGCATCAATCACCGCGGCTACTACCACAGGTTCATCTGTTACATTTACTGCTGCCAATTCATTTACCCCAGGACAATACGCCACAATCACTGGTGTGACCCCAGCATCTTTCAATATTTCAGGTGCTCAAGTAACCGCTGCAACCGCAACAACATTTACAATTGCCAGCCCAGTAACAGGTACCTATGTATCTGGCGGTAACGTTTCTATTTCTGAAAACACTGTTGTAAACCTTAACTACAACACTTCCGCAATGTCTAACTCAGACGAGATTCAGGTTATCGTTGATGAACTTAACGAGCGCTTTACTCCTGCAGAAGAAGTCACAGACCCTGTTGGAAAGTTGCGTACATCAACACCTCAGGCTCTTATTGATACCGACTTTGAATACGGTCCACAAGTATCTAAGTGGGAGAACCTCGGTCTTATTAACAACCGTCCATTTGCTTATGCGTTCAACTTTAACGCTATTCAGATAGCCGATATCCAAACCTCAACCGCTGGTACAAAGGCAATCACCGTTTCTCTTACAAATACTACTGTTGCAACAACTGCAACAGGCGTACAAGGTAACGGTACAACTGCTACATACACAACTGCTTCAGCACACGGTTTGACAGTTGGACAATATGTAACAGTAACAGGCGTTACCCCAACAGGTTACAACACCACCTCAGGTATCCCTGCTCAGATTCTTTCTGTTCCATCTTCAACAACTTTCATCATTGCTAACGTAACAACTGGTCAGTCAACAGTTGCTGGTACAGTGACTTCAAACGTCGCTCCTCCAGTTGGAACTCCAATTCAAGTATTTGATACTTGGTCACCGACTGTTCCAGGTAACTATGTTATTGAAACTCGCCCAGGTGAAACTTCATTCACATTCTCTGCTAAGGGCTCAACTCCTACAGCATGGGCTTCTCAATCTATCTTTGACCCTAACAAGACTCTTGTAAACGCTGCAACGTACTACACAGGAGCCGCTCTTAACAACTCTGCTTTGACTGCTTCTTTCTCAGGTCAAGCAGTCACAATTACAACTCCACAGCCACACGGACTATCTATTGGTAATGAAATTGCTGTAGTTGGAACCACTGCTACAACAAATGCACCTAACGGTAACTTCTATGTATCAACCGTTACTTCTCCTACATCATTTGTTTACTACGCATCTGCAACTCCTACAGGAACCATTGGCGTATCTGTAACAGGTCTTACAGGAACTGCTACTGCATCTACTAACCTTATTACACTTTCAGCAACCTCTGCAAGCGTATTTGTTGGTATGGGTGTATCAGGAGCTGGTATTCCTACAGGTGCGATTGTTACCTCTTACCAAGCAGGTGCTTCAACCGCAATTATCACAATTTCACAAGACGTGACTTCTGCTCTTTCTGCAACAGCGCTCACCTTCTATCCAACAGTCTTTGCTCGTTCTCAGGCTCAAGTTCAGCACCGTGCTTTTGATGGTGGAGTGTTCTTCTCTACTAACAGCGGTTCTAACAACGTGGCTCAAGTTCGTCAGACACGCCGTTACTTCCGCTACCAGTCTGGTAAGGGTATTGCCATCTCCTCAGGAACAATGCTTAAGCCTACATACGGAATTGACGCTCTTTCTTACTCCGCTCCTTATGTAACAGTTCAAACAAAGGAAAAGCACGGTCTACAACCTGGCTACCAAGTAACTGTATACGGAGCAAACGAATACGGATACAACGGCACATTTGCTGTAGTAGCAGTAACTGGTCTAAACACCTTTACTTATGTTCCTTTGACTGCTCCAACAGTTACCCCTGCCTCTGGTCTGTACTACGCTTCGGTATCTTCTTGGAACGGTGCGTCCAACCGTTTGGGTCTCTTTGACCAACAAAACGGGGTGTTCTTTGAGCATGATGGAACTACCCTTTATGCAGTTCGTCGTTCTTCTATCTTCCAAACTGCAGGTCGTGTAACTGTAACTGCTGGTTCTTCTACAGTTTCGCAGACAAGTGCTAACTACCCTACTTCATTCTCAAAGCAGTTGACTCCTGGAGATTTCATTGTTATTCGCGGTCAATCTTACAAGGTGACAGATATTGCTTCGGATACTTCGTTGACAATTCAACCTGCTTATCGCGGAACAACTGCAACTAACGTAATTGTTTCTAAGACTATTGATACCAAGATTCCACAATCTGCTTGGAATATTGACCCATTCAACGGCACAGGTCCATCTGAGTACTTGTTAGACCTAACCAAGATGCAAATGTTCTACATTGATTACTCATGGTATGGCGCTGGTTCAATCCGTTGGGGCTTCCGTACCAATAAGGGTAATATCATTTATGGTCACAAGATGATGAATAACAACGTCAACGCCACCGCATATATGCGCTCTGGTAACTTGTCTGGTCGTTATGAGTCAGTAACAACACCTGCAACAACAGCTATTACAGCATCAGTAGGAACTTCAGATACCACAATTAACGTAGGTAATACTGCTGGATTCTACGCTCCAACAGTTGTTACAACTACTGCTACAGCAGCATCGGGAACATCTACTCTTACAGTAGGTTCGACTGCAGGTATCACTATTGGTATGTTTGTTAATATTACAAACGTTACTGCAGGTACAGTAGTTTCTGCTATCGGCTCTAACACTGTTACGTTATCTGCTGTAACAACAGGTACTGTGTCAGGAACTGTAACGTTCTCTTCTTATCCTGGAACAGCAACAATCCGTTCAGGCTCTGCTTATGAAGTGATTAACTATACAGGCGTCACTTCTAACACTCTTACAGGTGTTACTCGTGCAGCCGCAGGTACAACTTCAGTAGCCTTAACAATTGCGGTAGGCTCTAACGTAGCCGTAGCCGCTTCTGCTACAGGTCTTCAAGTTGGTCAACGTATCATCAGCCCAGCATTTGCAGATGGTACAAAGATTGAATACCTACAAGGAACAACTGTAGTTCTTTCATCTTCTCCAACTACTGCTAACCCAACAGTTATTGTTGCTCCAATGGGCGCAACTACTGGTACAGCGTTTACATACTCTGCTACAGCACCTGTAGTTGTCGAGCAAGCCTTCCCAACATACGGACCGTCTATCTCTCACTGGGGTACCTCGGTTATTATGGACGGACGTTTTGATGATGATAAGTCGCTCCTCTTTACTTACGGTCAAACAACCGCTACTGCCCTTGCACCTGCTGGTGGAACAACATCTACGGGAACAGCCTCTGCTTCAGCAACTGTTACCTTAGGTACTGCCAACACAAACATTGTGCCTGGTATGTATGTAGTTGACGCAGGTACTGCGGTTCCTCGCGGAACTTATGTAGTTTCTGTTACATCTTCTACAGTAGTTGTTCTTAGCCAGGCAGTTACCCTGTCTGCTACAGCACTCACATTCTACGGTGCAACTTCTAAGGCTCTTATGTCTATACGTATCGCTCCTTCGGTCGATAATGGTTTCCCAGCAGCCTTTGGTGCTCGTGAACTCTTGAACAAGATGCAGTTGCAGACAAAGGCACTTGACATCTCGCTCTTGGGTACAACTACAGGTAACGTGCTTGTACAGGCTTACTTGAATGGAACTCCATTCAACCCAACAGGTACAAACACCAACACCACATGGACAAACGCCGTTCGTAACGCAGCATTGACTCCAAACTCATCTTTGGCTCAAATTGCTGACTACGCTGGCGGTAACTATATTGTTCAAGGCGGTGAAGTTACTGGTGGATTCTTCACCAACGCAACGGGTACGATTGATATTTCTCAGGTTCGTGACTTGGGTAACGCCGTACTTGCTGGTGGCTCTGCTTATTCCAACACTCAGGTTTACCCTGACGGACCAGACACACTGACCATTGTAGTAACCAACGTAGGTTCTGCTCCAGTATCAGTACTTGGTCGTATCTCGTGGACTGAAGCTCAAGCTTAATTCCAACACTGCTTACAAGCACTACCCCATCAGGCAACTGGTGGGGTAGACTTGTTTAGTGAATCTTGTAGAACTAGCAGTTACAAATGGTGGCAAGCTTGCCCCTCTAGTTATCCCTAAACAGTTTACGGCGGGTACAGGGTTAATGAACCCATCTGTCTTTGTCGATGATGACGGTGATATTTTAGTTAACTTACGTCATGTTAACTACTCTCTGTATCACTCAGAGAACTCGCAACGGTTTCCATCTAAATGGGGTCCTCTCGCTTACCTTCACCCAGAAAAAGATATGCACTTAGTTACTGAAAACTACCTGTGCAGGTTAAATTCAAACCTTGAACTAACCGACTATGCGCATGTAGATATGCTTTCTTTGCATGAGCCTATGTGGGACTTTCACGGATTAGAAGATGCTCGCCTTGTTCAATGGCAAGGAGTTTACTATTTAGTAGGTGTACGCAGAGATAATACTCCCAATGGTCAAGGTCGCATGGAGTACAGCGCCATTAGTTTAAATAAATCTAAGTGGGAAGTTAAAGAAGTTGCTAGAAAACGTTTAGCTGCTCCTGGAGAAGATTTATCATACTGTGAAAAGAATTGGGTCCCTATTTTAGATAAACCCTTCCACTTTATTAAGTGGACTATTCCTACGGAAATAGTAACATCCACTCCAGATGTAAACGTAGGAACAACACAAGTGAGTTTAATAGAACCACCTTTCCCAGCTCCAGCTGACCAAAGAGGAAGCTCCCATGTATTTAACTGGGGCGACTACTATGTGTCAATTACTCACGATACCTCTTTGTTTTTTAATTATCTAAATCAAAAAGATGGGCAGTACTACCACCGAGTAGCTGTATGGGACAAAGACTTTAATATGCTTGGGCTTACCCCACAGTTTAAGTTTTTAGACGCACATATTGAATTTTGCGTTGGCGCTGCTGTATACGAAGGCGACCTATTAATAACATTTAGTTTTCAAGACAATGCAGCATTTATCCTCCGTACTCCTAAGGATGTCGTTGACTATCTTATTAACAAAGCCATAGAAACAAAGGGTGCTGGAACATGGAACTAGACAAGCTTATTTGGGAGTTGTCACAAGACCCATTTAATCCAGAAAAAAACTTTCAGGTGGCGCTGGAGTATGAAAGGTTATCTCAGACTGCTTCGGCTATCTCGTTTTTCCTGCGAACAGCGGAATACTCTAAAGAAGATAACTCTGTAATCGTCTACGTCTCTCTTCTTAAAATGGCTCATTGTTTAGCTGACCAAGTTGATAGAGAGCACTCAGTAGTTCATGCGCTATTACAGGCGGTAACCGTATGTCCAAGAAGACCCGAAGCTTTTTTCCTTTTAGCTCAACAGGAAGAGTGGAAAGGTCATTGGCAAGAAGCATACACTTGGGCGTCTTTAGGTAAAAACTCTTTAGAGACTCATGGCTATGAACCGCTAAAATATGACGTTAAATACCCAGGAGATTACGGAATTAAGTATGAATTAGCCATAAGTTCTTGGTGGATTGGGAGGCAAATTGAATCCATACAGCTTTTAGAAGAGTTAGAGGGTATGGACCTTGCCCCGCAATATAAAGAATCTGTTGAGAACAATTTAAAGCTTGTACGGGGATAAACTAGGTTAATGCGTTCATATAGCCCAGGCGGTCGGTTTGAAAAAGATTTTGAATCTAACGACGTTCGCACAGGCATAATCTCAGAACTCCAGAACTCGGTAGGAACTACAGTTCAATGGTGGCTTTTTGATTTGGCTGACTCCAGCTTGGACCCTATTTATGATGTAGGTGCTGTTGGTTCAGGTCGTAGATGGAAAGGTCCGTACACAGTTCCAGTTGTTAGAGCTGTAATTACACAAGGACAAACTCTTCAATCTGACCAAGGTTTCTATAACACTGACGCCCTACACTTAACTTTAGACGCCAATGTTATTGAAAAATTAATCCCAGGCGTTTTAACTAACCCTGACCCTCAAGACCGTGGTCGCGTTATCTATAAAGGCGAAGTTTTTAGACCTACCCTCGCACAACAAAAGGGCATTATCGGTGAAAAATTTAGCTTACTTGCCGTAGACTGTTTACAGGTAATGCCAGATGAAATGGTCAATGACCCTCAGTTTGCTGCATATTCATCCAACGTACCAGATACTTTCGACCAGTAAAGGAAACTCATGGCACTTACACACTCGGTTGTTACGCTTAACAGCTCAACCGCCACTGCTCTTAATACAGACGCACCTGTTTATACGGGAGTAGAAATTCGCAATGCGTGGCAATATGGAAGCATCTCAATTCAAAATACTGACGCCTCTATTGTTGTATACATCGGAGGCGCTGGAGTAACTTCAACCTCTTACGGAGTCTCTTTGTCTGCGGGTCAATCAGTTACTATTGACAGCCTCGGACCTAACGAAGTTGTATACGCCATCGCTGCTTCTGGCTCTCCTAAGGTAGCTCTTCTGAAAGTTACATCATCGTGAGTATCCGCGTAGCTAAATCTGGTCAGACTATTAGTATCTCAACAACCTCATCTAAGAGTTCAAAGAGCATAACAAAGAAGTCATAATGCCGTTTAAATCCCAACGACAGCGTGAATTCATGTGAGCTACCCATCCTGAGATGGCGCGGGAATGGGAAGATAAGACCTCCAAGGGCAAGTTGCCTGAGACAGTAAAGAAGGAGAAATAAAGTGGCAAAGGCTAAACTAGGCTCTGGCGCCAAGTTTAAAAAAGTTAAAAAGGAAGCTAAAGCTTCTGGAGCAAAGAACCCAGCTGCAGTAGCTGCTGCTGCAGGTATGAAGAAATACGGCGTAAAGAAAATGGAAAAGCTTGCTCAAAAGGGCAAGCGTGACGAAAAGAAGGGTAAGTAACTATGTGCGCTACATGCGGATGTGGGATGAAGGATAAGAAGGCTCCTGGCTATGGCAAGGGTAAGGCTTCTAAGGCTACTCCTAAGATGGGCTCAAAAGCCACCTCAGGGATGAAGAAAATGGGTAAGAAGAAGTAATGGCTAAGAAAATGTCAGATAAAGAGCAGGATGCAGAGCTCACTAAAAAGCTAAGCCCTGCTGAAAAGAAAGAGTTTGATAAAGACGATAAGAAGATGGACAAGAAGAAGCCATCTCGTGCTAGAGATAAGAGCATGGATAAAGCTCTTGTCAAGAAGATTGTCACTAAAAATAAGAAAAAGAAGTAAGAGTTAGCCCCGAGAAATCGGGGCTTTTTCTTTATACTTAAAGAGTATTCACCGTGCGGTGGTTACGGCTCTACCCTTGCGAACACCTGCTTTCCTTAGGAGTTATTACAGTGGCAAACCCAAAGATTTCTCGTCTAGATAAAGATGACTTTGAGAACACCATTTTCCAAAATCTTCCTGACGCAAGGGAAAATCGTAATAACTGGCTAGCGGTTACAGCAGCTGTTCTTTTGGGAAGGGCTATCGCTAAACGTGGGCGCCGTTAACTACAAAGAAGAACAAGAAAAGCTGGTAACTAAGTCTCTTCCAGAGCTTACCGATATGTTCAGACTCCATGCTCTTAAGCATGGATGGGGCGAAAAAACCGCAAAAGAAATCTCCGTAGTCTTTGAAGAAGGCGGATACGGTTATGACTACCCAGTTTCTTTGGATGAGCAAGTTTTTAATCTTGAAAACGGTGATGTAGGAAAACCCCCTCAACCAGCTCAACGTACTTTTAAAACAGCCATCATAGATAAAATCCACGACATTGTCGAAGACGCTGTTATCGCATCTCTTATGAAGTCGGATGTGTTTGAATGAGCATAGAGACTACATTCCTTTTAAGAGAAGATGAAGCTCTTAAAAACTGGATTAGCGGAATCACAGTATCTGATGGAAAAAGCTCAGCTCGTTCTGTAAAGACATGGTTCACCATGCCTGATATCGAACTTCAGAGCATGACATTTCCTTTCATTACGCTTGACCTTATTGACATGGTTCAGTCTAAAGAACGCCAAGTTGGTGGCGGAACTATCTACAGTAATGACTTAGGCGGTCAAGTTGTTGCCAACCCAAACATTGTCTATAGCTACGATGCCCCTGTTGCTTGGGACCTTTATTATCAAATCAGCACTTACTCACGCCATCCTCGCCATGACCGAGAGATTATGAAGCAAATGCTTCAGATCTATACCCCAGGTAAATGGGGCTTTCTACCTTTGCCTAACTCAGATGGAAGCGTATACGAATGGCGTCATATGTTTATGGAGAGTTATGCAAAAAGGGACACGATTGTGGACAATCGTCGTCTCTATAGGAATATCATTACTGTGCGTGTTTTGACAGAAATGACTCAAGACGCATCTACAGCAGCGGCTTTGGCACTTGTCCAGACCGTCAATATTACTACGGACCCAACAACGATACCTACGGGCTTCACTCCGATTCAACAGACGGTCACATCCACTTCAATAGGTTAAGGAGATAACCAATGGCAGTTTACCAACGCCCTGGTGTGTATATTTCAGAAACACTGAATCCAACACCACCATCGCTAGGCGCAACAACAAACACTTACGCTGCGTTTCTAGGTGCAATCAACCAAGGTCCAACCACACCGACCCTTGTTACATCTTGGACTCAGTTCACTCAACTTTATGGCAACTGGGCATACGACTCAACAGATACCCTTCGCCTTGCTGTAAACTCATTCTTGGTAGGAAATGGTGGAGGAGCTTGCTACATTCAACGCGTAGCTGCATCTGGCGCCACTACCGCTTATGCACAGCTTTATGACTCAAGCGGAGATGGCAATAGCCAAGGCTCCACGTATACTTTAAAGATTAATGCTCTTAGCTCAGGCTCATGGGGAAACAATCTCTATGTTGATGTCCTAAAGCAAAGTACTACTTCAACAACATTCACTCTCGTTGTTTACTACGGTAGCTCAGCTCAAAACAGCACTGTAGAAAAATACACAGACCTCTCTATGGATGCTACTAATTCACGCTATGCTCCACAGGTAATCAATGGGGTATCTCCTTGGATTACTGTAGTTGATGACGGTGATTCTAGCGGTGAGCCAGGAAAAGCTCCATATGTAGTGTCTGGTCAACAACTATCTGGCGGAACAAACGGCTCTGGTGGACAAACAAGTTCAGCAGTTGCTACCGCTATTACTAACTTTGACTCCATCGCTCAAAGCCTTATCATCAACGCCCCAGGAATTGGCGCATCTTCAGGAGATAACTCAGCGGTTAACACTATGCTTAACTATGTAAACGCTGGAACAACTTCTGCTCGTACAGACTGTTTCTTGGTTATTGACCCATACTTTAACTCAACAACTCAGACAACAGACGTAGCGGATACTCTTTCTCTTGCCTCTGCATACAGCCCAATTACATCTTTTGCAGCTATCTACTACCCATACATCACGATTGCAGACCCAACATCTAACGCTGCAGGTGCTACAAAGAACATTGCACCAGGCGCTGCTGTAATTGCTCAGTATCTTGCTACCGATAAGTCTCGCGGTAACCCAGGAGTATTTAAAGCTCCTGCAGGTACTCAAACCCGCATTGGTGGAGCAGTATCGGTTCAAAACATTACAAACGCAGACCTAGACTTGCTAGCGAGTGGTGGAACTGCTGGTGTTCCAGTAAATGCCATTCGTTATGTAAATGGTGCTGGAATTGTAATCATGGGTGCTCGTACCATTAAGCAAGGTTATGTAGACCGATACATCCCAATTCGCCGTACCCTTATCTATTTGGAAAAGGCTCTTAATGACCTTACCAAGTATGCCATCTTTGAGCCAAACGACCCTAAGCTATGGCGCAGCATCAACGCAACTGTCACAAACTTCTTGAACCAATTCTGGCGTCAAGGTGGTTTGCGTGGAGATACTCCTGCTCAAGCCTTCTATGTAGTTTGTGACTCAACAAATAACACCATTCAGACTATTGATAGCGGAACTGTCAATATCAACGTTGGTGTAGCACTGCAACGTCCAGCCGAATATGTTGTCATCAATATTGCTCAATATGATGGTGGCACAGTAATCACGACATCCTGAGGAGATAAATAATGGCAACTAATTCAGCAATTACTAACAACTGGAGTGCCAGAGCTACAGACCCGCTACGCAATTTTAAATATTTCGTAGAGTTTAGTCCATCACTTAATGGTGGTACGGTCTTTACTACTGGCTCTAGTGCGTTGACCAGCTTCAGCGGTGGTTTTACCAGCGTTACTGGATTGACGATTAATACCCAAGCTATTGCTTATCGTGAGGGTGGGTACAACACCACTGTTCACCAGATTCCTGGAACAACTTCTTTCCAACCACTTGTTCTTAACCGAGGAATGATTTATGGACAGGACCAAGCCATTAACTGGATGCGCGGTCTTTTTTCTGCTGCAGCTGGTTCTGGTATTTCAGTTGCTGGAGCAGACTTCCGTTTAGATGTAAAAATCTATGTACTAGACCACCCATCCACAACAACAAATTCAACTGGACCTGGTGGACAGACATCTCGCGTTGTCTTTACAGCACACAATGCTTGGATTACTTCGCTAAACTACACAGACCTTAACGGTACTGATAACAACATTCTTTTCGAACAAATTACCCTTGTTCACGAAGGTCTGGATGTTTTCTTTACTGATGGTGCGACCAATGCGCTGACAACGGGATACTCAACAACTTTATAATTAACTAAAGGAGCATAATTCGTGCCACAAACTTCGGACCCACGAGTAATCAATAAACTTGCAGAAGAGCTAACAGCTGGTCCTCAAGAGCAACTTAATATTGCTACTGAGGCACCAGCTGATACTCTCGTAAATCTGCCAGGAGGAATTCTCAATAAAGACGGAAGCGTAATTAAAACCGCTGAAGTCAGAGAACTAAATGGTTTAGATGAAGAGGCTATTGCTAAGTCAGGTAGTACATCAAAGGCTCTTTTAACTATCCTTCAAAGAGGGTTAGTAACTTTAGGGGAGAGAACCCCTGTAAAAGAAGATTTTGACGTAATGCTTTCTGGAGACAGAGACGCTATCTTGCTAGGTATTAGGAAAGTAACATTTGGAAAGGACGCTGAATTCACAGCTTACTGCTCTGGATGTGAAAAGCCTCAAGAATTTACCATTGACCTAGATAAAGATGTTGAAGTACGGGAACTTGAAAACCAAGCCGATAGGGTTTGGACAGTCCCGATTAAAGCTGGAAGAGCTCAAGTAGCTCTACCTAATGGCATTACCCAAAGAAAAGTTATGGATAATTCCGACAAATCTTTGGCAGAACTGAATACAATGATTCTTGCGGGATGCGTTGTTAGTTTAAACGACTCCCCTACAACACCGAACACCGTCTTAGAACTCGGAATACTAGACCGCGAAACTCTTATTAGAGAGATAGTCGAGCACAACCCAGGTCCGCGCCTCGGGGAGGTGACCAAGGCTTGCGAGGCATGTGGCACAGAAGTTGATTTGCCACTAAGTCTCGCCTCCTTGTTTCGACTATAAGGAAACTGACTACGAAAACCTTATGGACCAGTATGAAGTACTCACACGAGCATTTCACTGGAGCCTAAGCGATTTACGAAGTCTTTCCTTTAGGGAAAGAAAAAATTGGTTAGAACGTTCTAGGAGAGGTATGTAAATGGCAAAGCGTCAAGACCTTGTTGACTTAGTCGCCCTTACAGACAAGCTTGCCAAAAATCTCGAAGCAGCTGGAAAATACGCTAACTCAATTCACACAGGCATTGCAGGAGCCAATCAAGCTGCTGGTACCGCTACTGGCGGAAATATGTCCAACCCTGGTGGTGGCACTAATGGCGTAGTGTCCTATCCTAAATTTGGTGGAAGTGCTTTAGGAACTATAGGTCAAATTATTGGCTCCGTGGCAGGAGCGGGAATAAGCGCAGCAACAAATATGCTGCCAAGTCCAGCTGCTGCTGCAAGTTATCAGTTGTCCACATCCCGCCAAGGTTTCTTTAGCGGAATGAGCTTTGGTCAAACAGGAAATCTACAACGAACAATCTCTGCTGGTGGAACTGCACTAAATTCTCAAGATGCTGTACAAGCAATATCTGCTCTACAAGGTTCTGGTGTATATAACATCAACCAAGTAGGTCGTGGAGTAGCCTCTTTATCTAACTATGCTCCAGGACTTGGTCTTGCTGGAACAGCGCAGGCTGCAGCCTCATTAGACCAAGGTATGAGCGTAAATCGTTTAAAGCAAATTGGAATCAATGTTCGAGGCTCAAATGGTTTGATGAATGACCCTCAATCTATTGCAAATGACTTTGTAGAAAAAATCTGGCAAGAAACCCCGCCATTACAGGGAAGCTCCTCTGAAGCAATGGCGTATTTGATGGGTTCTTTGCAACCAGGAAACCAACTTTATTACATCCTTCAGTCTTATATTCAAGATGACGGTTTAAAGCAAATCATTATTGCTAAACTTTTTGCTAAAGCAAAAGGACTTCCCGCAAACGCAACTAAGTCTCAACTTACAAAAGCAGGTCTTCTTACTGCAGTTACTAACGCGCAAAGCGCCTACAACACATCATTACTTGGAGTTACTCAAGCAAGTCAAGCAGATATAAATGCTGGAACTGCTGCTGCTCTTAAGACGTTAACTGGAGCTGCTAATGAGTTTGCTAAAGTTGCAAAACATCTTGGACCAGAGTTAAAGGCATACGGCTTTGGAAGTACTTTAATGGGCGGTATTGGTACTGGAGCAAGTAGTGCTTTGGGAACTGCTGCTGGAATAGGTCTTGGAGCTATTGGCGGAAAACTTCTTCATGGAGTTGGCAACATGTTTTCAAAGGCATTTAAATTCCTTAAAGAAAGTCCAGGAAAATTAATTACAGCTGCCGAAGAAGGCAACATATTAGACTTTTCAGCTATTGCTGCGGAGGATTTAGCTGCTGGGGTTATGTTAGCTAAAGGCGGTCCAGCCGATAAAAATCTTCCCTACATTGTGGGTGAAAAGGGTCCAGAGCTTTTTATTCCTGAAAATAACGGAACTGTAATTCCTAATGATATTACTAAAAAACTCATGCGAGCTAACGGGGGACCAGTAACTCAAGGAGGTTTTGCCTCAATGCTTCTTGGGGCTTTAGGCGCACCTGTGACTGCTCAAAATATCTCAGATTTAACCATGTGGGAAAACATGGAGGGTGGAAACTGGCACAACACAGCCAAATACAATCCCCTTAACACTTCTTATCAATTTGCTGACTCTGTAAATTTCAATACTGGCAAGTCTGGGTCAGGGGTCCAAGCCTATAACTCTTGGCAACAGGGTCTTCAAGCTACAGTAGGTACGCTTACTGGGGCTAACGCCTCATCTAGAGGGTATACAAACATAGTTAATGCGTTGCGCTCTGGAAATATGTCACAGGCTGATTTCCTAAAAGCTCTTCAAAGCTCATCTTGGGATGCTGGTCGCTATAAGGGTGGTATGGCATCTTCTTCTTCATCTGACTCCAACTTAGGAGTAAGCGGACTCTACAGTGGTTCAGGATATTCGTGGTTAAATAAGAGTCAGACTGGAAGTACGGGAGCCCCAGTAGTAAACATTGCGGTAAATGTACCTGCTGGAACAGACCCACACGCAGC